TTGCAATAGCGCCTAAGTACTGCTGCTTTAGGGCGTCTATTAACTTGTCTTTTATTTTTCTATCCATTATATACTCCTACTATAAACTGGAGCTCGGAATAGGATTTGAACCTACGACCTGAGGTTTACAAAACCCCTGCTCTACCAACTGAGCTATCCGAGCAATATACTTTCTATTGCACTTTTATTTATACATGGTTATTCAACCCTTCACGGGTAAGGTCAACCAAAAACCTAGAATAAGTATGGGGGGCTGGGATTTTCCAACCCCCCAAGTACGGTTTAACTAAAAACCGATGCGCCTTCAGAAGAAAACGCTGCTGCTACCATAGCCCTTGTAGGGGTTCCAAGTCTATAAGTAGGGTTACCTATAGAATTAGTGTTAGTATATACAGCATAGCCTTTAGATCTAAGATCAAAGATCCTAGCAGGTAGTCTATTTACCTTTAACTTGTGCGTTGCTACTGCATTGCTCAAGCTTTTGCCTTGCTTCAAAAAGTTCAACACTTTCTGAGCATCGCTCACTTTACGATTAGCCATTATTGGCCTCCATATTATTGTTGGCAGAATTGCCTAATGTACCTTCGTTTACAATAACAGTTGAGCTTACGCTTACCGCCCTTGTAGTCTTAGGTACGTTCCTATACATGACTCTTTGGAGTGCATCCCTTGCGTCAAAGTTAGACTTAATGTCTTCCCTATCCAACAAGTATTCGGACGCAGCCTTCTTAGTCATGGCTTCCGGCAGCTCAGCAAACCAAGTATCTTGATTTCCCTTTGCCGTAAGTTTCTTAATGCGAGACACCATGTCATTTCCGAACCGTGCTTTACACACACCTTTCTCTGACATTGAATATCCTGCATATTTAAATAATTGATTACTCATAACAACTTTCCTTTTTTTCATTTAATGTTAACACTATTATAGACTCTTACCAAGTAAAAGTCAACCTTTGTTGTACCAAAAGCATCAATTAAGCTGCCTTTAAGATACGCTTCACCAAACGCTCTTCTGAGTATTTTAAGCCCTTGTGGTAGCAATAGTAACCTAAGTCACCATTGACATCCTCAGCAGCCATGTCCCATTTAAGAGCGGTTCTGATGTCCTTAGCACCCATGTTAACCAGGGTTCGTAAATGAAGCTTCCAGGCTGTCTTAGCCTCTTTTGCCATTTCATTTTCACGTTCCCAAGTCTCCTCGGCTGCTTTCGAGTAGTACTCGATTTCTTTTTCTAACTCGGCGATGGTGCAAGCCTTCCAGTCGAAACGAGCTCTAAACCCGTTAGCTTCCTTCGAGATGTCGGATATCGCACCGTACAACTCCCACTTGATGGCGTCCTCTAAAGTGAAGACTCCTGCCTCATTGTAATACTCCACAGTATCAAAATCCACGACCCTACCATATTCCGCCATATTCTGAGCCTGCTTAGCCTCACAAAATGCTTCTAATGTAGTGTAGTCTGTTAGTTTGATGTATGTCATATCTTTAATCCCTTTTACTTAATTATACCGTTATTATGCACTCTATTGAACCACATGTCAACCTTTTTCTGTGCTTTTTCCAAAAGAGTTTTATCAGCCTTAACAAGGAGTTGTACCAATTGGTCCTTTTCTTTCATGTAAACCTGAGCAAAATCTTTATCGTGTTCGGTGATTGACTTGGTGTTATCAAGCAAATCTGCCATTTTAATAGTCTGTCCTTGTGAAGATGCTTGGGCAGAATGCTCTCTGTCCATAGCCTTTCTAACTGCTCTGTTACCGTCTTCTGGCTTGGATATATCAGTCAATTCTTCAACCAAATCTGCTACAGGATGTCCAAAATGGAAGGCAATCTGATCTAGTGTTACATCACAGTCCTCAACGGTGTCATGTAGTACAGCTGCCATAAGCATTTCGTCCGTATGTTCTACTGTCTTAACTGTTTCCATAACTGCCAAAGGGTGTACTATGTAGGGCTCTCCCGTGTATTTACGGGTCTGTCCTTCGTGTGCCTTGGTGGCAAATGTTATGGCTTTTTCTATTTGTTTCTTCATTATACCGTTATTATAGCAAGCGACGGACCATATGTCAAGCATTATATCGAAATCTTTTGAATCTTTTTGTCTTATATATCAGTGATTTAGGTGCTCCCGTACAGGGGCTGTACGGGGCACTATTTTAGGGTAACTAAGTGTATTACCTAGTGTGTTATCACCCCTTACAGGGTTTCCTATAGAGCCGATATGAGCTCATATGTACGTTTCTTAGTGTCTAGCAGGTCTATAGTGTACTTTACTTCAATGCCACGCCTAGTAAACTCATTGATTATCTTAGTCCTTTGCTTGGGTCTTCCCTTGTTTAGGACATCAATTAAAGTCTCAGCTGTTGCTTGTTTCACATAGTAATGATTAATTTTAACCTTACCTGTTTGTCTGTCTTTTAGTTTCTCACTTGGTCTGTATTTAGCGGGCATTGTATTTCTCCATTATTATTATTTTCCTTTTGCGTATGCTTGAGAACCAAAGAAGGCTGCAACAATACCTGCAACTGCCACAAAATATGTTGGTGCCATATCTCCGAGGGTTGCCTGTGCTTGATCCAAGCCAGCTAGGGAAGCGCATACCACAGCAAATGGATAGAGTAATAGTCCGCCTAAAGCAAACCATGTCATCTTCCTTTGTGCATCTCGCATCGCATCTGCGTCTTCTAATTCTTTTCTCTTAAATTCTAAAAACATTGCTTCCTCAGCTTTAGATACTTTACCGTCTCCGTTAGTATCTGCTGGGTGAACTATTTTTTCTTTTGTTTCTTCTGTCATTTTCTTTTATTCCTTTTAAAAACTGTTTCTAATCTTGAGGAAATAACTCCGTGTATTCTTTATTCTTTCCTTTGTGTTGTAACAACTTATTAGAAAGTTCGTTTATATTTATATCATCTTTTAACTTAGCAAAAGGAATATATCCTATCATCATATCTGGATCTGTAAACTCTGGCAAGTCCAATTTCTTTTGTAATGTGTTGTGCATTACTTTTGCCCTAGCCATAAATCCTGTTGCTTGGGAAGCTTCAATAGCCTGGCCTAGCCAACAATGAAAACTTGGACGACATATATCCTGTGGGATATATTGAGATGGCTTAATATTCGTATCTTCTGAGAATACTATCTCTGCGAAATGTTTACCAACATGTGGGTAATTAATATACAACTGTCCAGGGACACGAGTAATAGTAGCCAATACCTTATCTTCTTTAGATAATTCTATCTCAGCATTACAGTCCGTGCCTCGCACACTATGTCCCCACCTTGGTGGATAACCAGATACCTGTAGTTCAAAGTAATGAATTAGATCGTTCAACCTACTAGCATGAGGATGATCTGGATGGTCCGCGAACATCTCATGTAACTTGTTCATGTCTGAGTCTGCAGGCCAACCAGCCATATAGGCTATCTTTTCAATCTCGTCTTTAATCTCTCTTGTTGTCTCACCCATAAAAAAGAACTCATTTGTCTCATGGATATTAGCCATTAGGAAATTAGCGAAACGAGATGCTATAGGAGTATCAAGTACTTCCCATTCTACGTCGTTAAAATTTAAAATCATGGTACTTTGCTTCCTGTTTTCCACGATCGAATACCGGGACAGTATCTGCCTGGATATTCGCATCAGTTAACTGCTGTTGTGCGGACTCGTCTAAGTCAAACAATTTCATCCTTGCTCGATCTACTCCAATCATAAATCTTTTATTTGTAGTAGGATCTGCATATCTGTTCTTCAACTGTTTAATCATTAGCTGTCCCATATTTTCTAACTCCTCATTGCTAATAATAGCAAACATTAAGTCTGCTGTAGCCGGGAGTCCAAAACTCTCAGAAGTATCTGTTAGAGAGACATCACTATTATCATAACCACCCCTTGTTGTCTGGGTAGCACTTACAATAGGAACATCCTGCTCTACTGCCAATCCTCTAAGTTCTTCCGCGATGCTCTTAATAATTGTATAAGAGTTCGCGCTACTGCCAGGTTTAAATCGGCTACTAGAACAAATATTCAAGTAGTCAATAAATATAATATCTGCCGAGAAATTCCTCTTTAGTTTTAATTCATTTATCAATGCTTTAAAGTGTCCACTATGTGCTGATGCTGTAGGATATTCCTTAACAATAAGTCTACCTTGTATCTTATCATTAATCTTTTTAATCCTATCCTCAAACATCTTCTTAGATAAATCCTTCAAATCACCAATAGGTATATTCATCATGTTCGCGTCTATACGTTCTGCGATCCTTTCCTCTGACATCTCTAGTGTAATATAGAGTACATTCTTGCCCTTTGAGATTGCTGCCGACGCCATATGACACATAAACAGGGACTTTCCTACGCCCGTGCCTGCTAGTGCTATGTTTAAAGTTTTATTCGATAACCCACCGTCTGTTATCCTATTAAACATATCTAAGTCAAACTCTACCTTCTCTTCTAGCCTATGATAATACTCGTATCTGTTTTCTGCATCTTCAATAAAGTCATGTCCAATATTAGTATCAAATCCTACAGACAATGCCTCTGATAAAATCTGAGGTAAAGCATCTGCTGTGTGAGTAGTACTCTTACCGTCTATGATCTGTATGCTTTCCATAATACTATTGTACAATGCCTTATCCTTACAAAACTTCTCAGTCTCATCAATAAGCCATTCCAAGTTAACCACAGTACCATTCAAATCATTAACCACATCCATACAATGTTTGTAGCTTTCATCGTTAAGAGATTTATCCTCACCTAGGGCAAGTATAATAGCCTGCTTGCTAGGTGGGTTGTTATATTTTGTAACAAAATCCGAGATTATATTAAATACT